GCTTCAAGCCCTGCTTTAACAACAGCAGCTTCTTGTAGTTTAGCCATTTTAGTTGGACGACCTCGCCCTTTTTTATCAACCATTTGTGTTCTCCTTTCTAGTTGCAATTCTTAATGATCCGCGCTTGTCTCTGCGTATAGTTAATAGATCGCAGTATACTTCACGCTCGTTATCGCCCACCATTTCTTTAAGACTTTTCTTAGCTGTATCAAATGATTTGGCGTGCAGTTCATTGCATATGTAATCATAAGCAACAGACTTGAATTGATTGTCATGATTGGCATCACGCTTAACCATATCATCAACAGGTATCTTGTCTGTCTTGATGGCATGTGGCTGATCATAACCTAATGGCTCTGTGTTCGTATCAACATAAGACCAGAACTGTTTGACCGCAGTCATCATGAGATTAAAGTATGACTCGCTCCATGCAACGTGTGAGCATTCCCATTTGTTGTTGCCAAAGAAAGCAGAAAGATAACAGCCATCCTTCTTAGCTAGTGCCATGTAGCACTGCAACTGGGGCATGTAATAATCAATCAGCTTATCCATAGTATTGTATGAATTGGTATGCTTGCACTCAACAATAGAGTTGCGACACATGCCATCAATCGTACCTTTCATAGGTACTTTATTTATAGTGCGCTCGTATTCGTATTGATTGCTGTGTACCAGATAATCATTGCCATCACGCGCTGGCATGTTTTCCTCAAACCACTGGGTGTTGAATGACTCAGTGTAACTACCCATCCGTACTGCTAGGTTGCCCGACAAGTCTTCGCCCTGTGTTCTGCCTGTCTTGATCTCCCATAAAGGATACCAATCACCTTGCATAATTTTAACGCAGTCGGAACCGCCTATAAATCCTGTTCGTCTCATGTGATTCTCCATTCTCCATGAATTATTTATGCTGCATGCGTGCAGTAGTGTCAACAACTATTCTTAATAACTCATTAAGAACAATGATCTGCTCGCTGCGCCATTGGGATATACTCGCATCTTGCTTTCTTCCACCGTCCCGATCTAGCTGCATTTCTGTCAGTTCCTGTAGCCGAATCAGTCTCTTCTCCAAAGCGCCAATCTTGTTTAAAGTGTGTGTGTTTAACGGTAAGTTCTTGAATTTCTTTATCGGCGTAGTCATCACCATACTCCTCTCGTAATCTTGTCTCGTAAACAAATCTGTATTCATCAAGCTGTTCTTCTGTAACTGTAGTTGTATTGATTAAGCCTTGAGACAATCGGCCATACAAATAATCTACTGATACATCTTGATTGGAATGTACTCTCTTAGCTACAGCCTCAAGTGGATTGAAATCCCATACTGCTGGAGAGTCTTTTGAAATGGCACGATTAGTTTCATCACCAGCAATCTTGGCTGCATTAACAAAGACCTTAACCGAAGGCCAGTTACGCGCACCATGAATGGCGCGTACCTGTCTGTCGGTTCTTTCAAGAAACAACTGAAGCAAGCCATCGTTGACATGAGTAGGTGTAACTGTGTTGATGTCCTTAACAATAAACTTCATCTCTTCTAGCAACACTTCGTTAGTCATACCTGTGGGTGGTGTGTATCTTTTAAGTACAGACTGTAACCATTTACCTATGATCTGTGTGCGTGTGCTGTAGTCAAGCTGACTCATTGCGCTTATCCTCTAAGCTAAAGATGTTTACATCCCAGCCTTGATTAAGAATATCATCAAGCCGTGATTCATTATTGCTATCGTAATGTGATAGATCATCTTCCCAACGCTCACCATTAAGCCACGTTGATGGATAAGGTATGAACTTTATGTCTGATTGTGCGCTTACTTGCTGAAATTTTTGAGCAGCTTCTATAATTACTGAAGCATCTTCTAATTTACATGCAGTACGAAAGGCTTCTCTTGCTTGGCCCTTGCCCATCCGTCTTGGGTATACTTTCCAAAATGATTTGAAATCTTCTGAGTCAACTGCTCTTGGTTTTCTTGCCATGCTTGTTCTCCTTTGCTATGCTGTGATGGGGGCAGTTTTCTATTAACCTTGACTGGCTAGGCTACGCACTACCTATCGGGCTACCGAATGCGCTAACATTCTTGCTGTCCCCACGATCATTCAGTCCTCCAGATTCTAAAGCCAGCGTCAACTTTCCTAGTTATCATTTTTAATTCTGGATTGTTTTTCTTTAACCACGTTCTAACTGATACTCTTTCAGAAGAAGTTTTAACTATAAAGCTATCACCGATTTGCATTGTGGCAACATTAGAATACTTAGACATAGGCATTGGTATGTTGTGTTCAATCACGATCATTTGATTTTCCTTGTATAATTTTTGCAAACTCTTCACCTGACATAATGACTAGAGTTTGTGGCTGTGGTGTTCTTGCTCGTCTTTTATAAAAGGCTATGTCTCTGCCTTCCAACACAGTAAAGGGGCTGGGGAAGTTAGACTTATCTCTGTACTTAACTTCGCCTACCATCCATCGTTGTCCGTCCAGTGTAAGGTGGATGTCTCCGCTCCACTCTCCTCCAAGGGCTCCACTAAGGGGGACGCGCTTGGCTTCAACGCCGATTGACTTGAGCCAATCCACGAACCATTTTTCATGGTAAGTTCCTTTGATTTTATTTTTGTTTGCCACCTGTCCTCCTCATAGCAAGGCATGCACAGAAACCAATGCGTTTTGGGATACTTCCCCGACAGTATAGCTACATAATAACTACACTCTTTATCGCAGTGATCGCAGTAAGCTGACTTACCTTTGTTTGATTTGTAATTCACAATCTAAAGCATCAACCCAACATGATAACATGAACCCACTAGGTATTCGCTTCTGTCTTTCCCACTTACCAACTAATCCATCAGCGCATCCTACTTTATAATCCATTGCGCTTTGTGATAGTTGTAACTCATGACGCCTAGCTATTAACTGATCTAAAAGATTGTCATATGGCTTCATTTTCTTGGCGTTAGTTTCTTCTTATCTGATCGCTTATAAGTTCTCCCGTTTATTAGTAACTCAATCATGTTCCATACTTTGTTAGCAGTTACATGCTTCAGTTCAGAGCCAGCTAATGTTCTGTAGTATGTAGACGTAGGCACACCAGCTTTGATGAATGCTTTAAGAAGAGGAATCTCTGCTTCTTGTGACTTAGCTTTGAGTGTTTCATAATAACTTTGCATGCCTCCTATTACTGCGCTTATGCAGCGTCAGTCAATAGGTAGTTCTTTATTGCTTTGTCTCCTTTGTCATTGAGTTGATAGATATTAGCCTTGCCTAAACTGTAGCCTTGAACGATCCCAGTATGGATAATGTAATGCCCTTCCATTAGCTTTAATCTATTAGCTACAGAACTTACGGACATGTTAGCTATCTTAGCTATAGCATTGCTTGTTATAGTTATATGTCTTTTCTGTAGAATCTTAGCTGCAATAAGCACCTTCATTCTTCCCTTGTTCATTACCTCTGCCATCTTTGCTAGGCCATCCTTTCTTTCTGTAGCTTATGTTATGATTGATTGCATAAGTTCTTAATGTCTCATGCTTAGTGCCAAGAATAACAGCAGCTTCATATAAGGTGTAATGATTAAGTACAGAACAAAGTAACTCAACACGCTCACGTTTATGACGCGCTGCTATCTCAGGCCAGAACTCAAGGTTCAACCGTCACCTCCACATTCTTGGCATGGTTCATACCTTACATCTATATAGCCACCATTCTGATAGTCACGAACTGGTACTTCTAACTCAGTGTGACCAGCACCATAGCAAGTACCGCAATGGCTTGGTTGTTTAGCATACGAATCTTCTAATGCTTTCTTGTAAGCATCAGGGAAATCAAAAATTAATTTCATCATCTATCTCCTGCAACTGTGCTTGATCTTCCCACGCTTTGACTGCGCGTTTGATAAACTTGTCACGATTAAACTTTGGATTGGTTGTTTCTAATTTGTCAGCCAATTCATTGATGTGCGTAGGCCAACTTAACATTGGCGCTACGTTGTCAGCTATGTACTCAAGCTGCTGTCTGCTCAGTATCATCACTGCTCTCCTCATCATGCTTAAAAGTGTAAGATACTTCTTCTTCTATTGTGGGCATTAAGTTTCTATGACCTTCACCAAACAACTTAACGTCATGATTTGATTCTACGCCCTTATGATTTAAAGAAGTAATAGTAAGTGTTCTTGCACTAAATCCTTTGAATAACTTAACACCTTTAAGATGTATTTTAGTTACGTTGTGAATACTAAGTTCATACATGCGTGTTCTCCTTACGCTAACTCTAACCATGACTTATGTTTCATAGCTTTGATGATTGATGCCTCACGTATGCGTTTGGCATTCTCTGGTGAGCTACTACCTTCTGTGTGTGTAGCCCATGATGTTAAGCAATTATACAAAGCCCACTTGGTGTTACCTAACTGTGCTCTCTCATTATCAAAGCCACCTAATAAGTTTTGCAACTGCCTGTCATTAAACTTATCATGACTTGCCTTGTGTTGTACATTGCATACAGTCTTTTTAAAGAAAGACTCTGCTTGTTCGGTAGTGACAGGTGTACTTCTGTATGCTTCCCATACTCCCTTGCTATTAAGAAACATTTCTAGACCGTCACTAATCTTATGCGCTGAACTATCTACACTTACGTTAGTTGTATGCTTGGCCCATGTCTTAGCTACAGTGTCGGCAGTGCTGCATCCATTCTTACACCAAAGACGAAAGCCTTCTGCTGATTGTTGGAATGCCCAGCTACCGTCATAACTATTGTATGCTTGTACACGGTACTTAATGTAGTCACCTACATCTGGATCATCTAATGCAATGTCATTAAAGAGAATCTCTAGCCGCATCTTAGCGCCGTTGTCTGCAACGTGTGTCTTAACAGTATAATCTGTGCTGATGTCAGCTTCTTTAACTGAGTCCATGATTGAATTGATTGCATCACTATGAGTAATAAGTTTGTACTTAGACTTATGAGTACCAAGTGATTCACCTGTATCTGTGCGTATTAAGTTACGCATCTTAGGTATCTCATTGCCACGCATATCTAAGCATGGCTCCATGTCTACGCCAAAGTCCCAGTCGTTTGTATTCATTAGGTCTAACATTTAATTCTCCATTAGTTTATTGATTCGTTTCATTGAATGAGCATCATGATTAACACGCCGCCCAATATTACAGTTATACAAACGCCGCTGATAGCAACGTCCAGCCAATCATATTTGTTCATCACCGTTCTCCATTTGTGTGTGGTGAAGGGCGACCGAAGCCGCCCTGTGGTGTCGGTGGCTTATGCCACTCTGTTCCGTAGTGCGTTGATCTTAGCTACGTTGAGGTTGGTAACTTTGGTTGTGTTCTTGGGGGGCGTTGGCGTCCAAGTCTCACCGCCTGTGAGGTTGTGATAAACCTCTTTATCTGCGTTGTGACGCACTTGGAGTTCGTCAAGCTCTGGCTCTAAAGTGGCAAGCCAGTTAGCTGACCGATTTTGGTCATAAGCGTTATCGTCTGCGGTGGCTTGGTCGTAATCTGCGAAGGCGTCAGCGATTTGCTTACGCTTGAAGTTGAGCGAGTTGTTTGATGTGTAGCAAGCATCACGACCGAGACCGATGAGGAACTTTTCGTTAATGATGCGACCTCCGACTTTGTTGTCAGGGTTATTATTAGAATGTGTATGATATTTAATAACTGCCAGTTTCATGTCAACTAGTGTAGGTTGTGCTGTTTTCTGTGTCATCTCTAGGCTCCAAGTTGTCTTGTTGCGAGGATCATCCCCGCAACGAGGACTTCATGCATGATCTCCAAACGACCAGCTTGCTGGTTGCTTGACGTTCGCCAGTACCAATTTGTCTCGCGAGGAATGCGACGAAGGAGCAGGGGAAATAGGTACTTGCGAATGTTTTGGTGGCCTGCAATGAACAAACGAGTGCGGGGCTGACCGCAGTAACGACTTGGAGGTGCAGAGATGATGGAGTGAAACAGAGCGACAGGAACGACGCTGATGTGAAGCTGGGAGTTATGCGTTACAGTATGTGTTTAGTATGTTCTACTTTAGGGTGAGTAAACGTAGAATCCGTCAATAGCAGAATGACTGTGCATTGGTATAGGTTTGTGCAACATAGTTTAGTAGGGATTGACTCGCACCTGATAGAACCTCTAAGGAATGGGGGGAGAGGGTGAGGGGGGTTCTTAACAGGAGTTTAGATGTTAGAACAACGTAAATTAACTAAGAAACAGAGCAGTCTAGTTGATACGCTCGTAGCGACAGGATGCACATTGCGCGAAGCTGCTACAGAAGCAGGGTATGCAAACGGTGAATCAGGAAGAGTAACAGCAAGCAAAACGATACGACTCCCGCATGTGCAGTCTTACATGATGCAGAGAGTGAACGAGCAGTTAGGAATGAATGCTACTGTGGCTGCAGCACGTGTCATGAACTTGGCTACAGGGGCTAAGTCTGAGTACGTACAGCTAGAGGCGAGCAAAGATATATTAGATAGAGCTGGCTTCAAGCCAATAGATCGTAGCCAAGTGCAAGTTGCTGGGGACATTAGAGTTAGCATTGACTTAGGCTAGGTAGGGGGTACCCAAAAACCAGTACATAGTAAGTAGCTAGTAGTCCCACACACACATGATTGTTAAAAAAAGTACCTTCCCATAAATATTATTTTGGTTTAGGGGTTTTGTTGGATAGGGGATAGACATGGAAAGTTACTCTGATTTAAAGACGGTAAAGCAGGCTGACAAGATTTTACGTGCGCTTGCTCGTAAGATTAGTAAGCTGAAGGGGAATGCGAAGGGTGAGATAAGTGTTTTCCAGCGTGACGAGAACCAGTATGAGCGCACGACTAGAGGCGATTACGCTAAGGAGTTACGGCAAGATAAGTCTGAAGTTCAGGAGCGCAAGACTCAGCTTGTAAAGGAAGAGCGTGACAGCAAGTCTGGTAAGGATAGTTCTAAGAGAAAGGTAAGTCCAACCACTGGAGAGCGCCTTAATTCTGAGCGTGGGGCTAACCGTGACAATAACATAGACAAGGCTAGAGGGAACAAGAAACTCCGCAGAGTTGGCGGCGGTCGTGCAGCGGCGGCAATTGATTCTGGTCGTGGCGGAGTGGCCAAGTCTTTAATGACTCGCAAGTTAATGCCTAAGACGTGAGGGCTGGTGTATTAGCATCTGTATTAAGGATTCATTATGGCAACGGCAGCGTGGACAAGGAAAGAGGGCAAGAACCCAAAGGGGGGCTTGAACGCCAAGGGCCGAGCGGGAACGGGAATGAAGGCTCCAGTAAAGAGCGGAGACAACCCAAGAAGGGCCAGCTTCTTAGCACGAATGGGAAACATGAACGGCCCCGAAAGGGACGCAAAAGGAAAACCAACGCGCCTTCTTCTTAGCTTACAAGTTTGGGGTGCATCTTCTAAGGCTGACGCAAGAGCGAAGGCCAGAGCAATTAGCAAAAGGAACAAAGCAAATGCCTAGTGGTAAAGGAACTTATGGAACTACGGTCGGTCGTCCTCCCAAGCAGAAGCCAAAGCCTAAAGGCGGCAAGAAGAAGTGAGTTTGTATGCCAACATTAATCGGCGTAAGAAGTCTGGGACAAGTCGTTCCAAGTCCAAGTCTACTATTACAGACAAGGCTTATGCTAATATGAAGGCTGGCTTTCCTAAGAAGAAAAAGAGTTTGCTTAAACGATGAGTTTCATATCCACACTGTCTTCTTCTGAGCTTGTTGTATTGCGCGAGATGGTACGCAAGGTTCATTTAACTTATGTACCTTTGGACTTTGCTACTGACAGGGAATGCGACAAGATGATTGATGGCATGGCCCCAGAGACTGTTGACAAGATGCTGAGGTTTGGCAGACAGTATTGTGGTTGATTTTAAATACAAGCCAGATGGAGAAACACTAAAGACCTTTATGAAAGACAACACGTTCTTTCGTGGCATTCGCGGCCCTGTCGGTTCTGGCAAGTCTGTTGGTTGTTGCATTGAGGTTTTTCGTCGCGCTTTAGCGCAAGATAAGAACCAGCACGGAATAAGAAGAAGTCGCTGGGCTATCATTCGTAATACCAACCCCCAGCTTAGAACCACTACCATTAAGACTTGGCTTGATTGGTTTCCAGAAAGCGATTGGGGTAAGTTTACTTGGTCGGTTCCTTATACTCACCACATTAAAAAGGGTGACATTGATCTTGAGGTTTTGTTCTTAGCTCTTGATAGACCTGAAGATGTTAAGAAACTTCTTTCTTTGGAGCTTACTGGCATTTGGGTTAATGAAGCTAGGGAAATACCCAAGTCAATTATGGATGCTTGCACTATGCGCGTTGGTCGTTTCCCATCTATGCGAGAAGGTGGGCCATCTTGGACAGGAGTTATTGCGGATACTAACGCGCCAGAGGAAGATCACTGGTGGCCTATCATGTCTGGCGAGGTTCCTATTCCAGATCATATACCGCGAGAGCAAGCCAAGATGTTAGTAAAGCCAACCAACTGGTGCTTCTTTACTCAACCGTCTGGCATGATGGAAGTTAAAGATGAGAATGGTGACATTGATAGGTATGAGCCTAGCAAGACTGCCGAGAATACAAAGAACATGATGGGTTCTTACTATCCTAATCTTATTCAAGGTAAGACTAAGAGTTGGATAGATGTTTATGTTATGAACAAGTTAGGTTCTATTCAAGACGGAAAGCCAATCTATCCTATGTTTGTTACTGATACACACGTTGCTAAAGAAGAAATACCTGTTGCTGCTGGCTATCCTTTGTACATTGGCTTGGACTTTGGACTAACCCCTGCGGCTACTATGGGTCAGAAGGTTCGCGGAAGGTGGTTTATTCAAGATGAAGTTGTTGCGTTTGACATGGGCATCGTTAGATTTGCGGAGGTTCTTCGTGAGCAGATTGCTACTAGGTTTTCTCAGTGTTCCGAAGTTATTATTTATGGTGATCCTGCGGGTGACTTTCGGGCGCAAACCGACGAGTCTACCCCTTTCCACATACTTAGAGGTGCTGGCCTTAGAGCATTCCCCGCCCCATCTAATTCCGTGGACTTGCGGCTTGAGTCGGTTTCTTCACAGCTTACCAAGATGGCGGAAGGGAAACCCGCCTTCTTAGTTGATCGTCGTTGCACTCAGCTTATTAAAGGTTTTGAGGGCGGGTATCAGTATCGCCGCATGGAAGTATCTGGTGAGCGATATGCAGATAAGCCTGATAAGAATATGTTTAGTCACATACATGACGCCCTACAGTATCAACTTCTTGGAGCAGGGGAGGGGAGGGCCTTGATGAATAATCAGAAGGCAGCTAAACCTACCATTGCCAAGAGGGACTTTGATGTATTCTCCAAACGCA